CGCGGCGTGTTGGATCACACTGCCATCACCACGAACCCGCGCTATGCGGTCGTCAATGGTGGCCTGATGAACCCGCGCGAGCTTCTCGATAACCGCCTCGGCGGCATCGTGAACGTTCGGCGTCCGGACAGCGTTGCGGCACTCCCGCAGGCCAACCTGAACCCGTACATCTATCAGACGCTCCAGCTGCTCGACACTTCTAACGAGAAGTCCACGGGCATCTCTGCGCTGTCACAGGGTCTCAACAAGGACGCCATCAGTACCCAGAACTCTCAGGGTCTGGTGGACAACATGATGAAGGCGAGCGGTCAGCGAGCTAAGATTATGGCCCGCAACTTCGCCAACAACTTCCTTGTGCCCCTGATGATTGAAGTCGTCCGGTTGGCCATCCTGCACGTCAAGCAACCTGAGTTCATTGAGGTTGCCGGGGCTCCGCTCCAGTGCAACGTCCATCAGTGGACCGACCGCAAGACTTGCACCGTTAGCCAGCACCTCGGCTACGGCGAGAAGGATATGGCGGCGGCTGAGCTTGGACAGGGTTACCAGATGCTGGCTAAGGACCCGGCGCTAGTCAACATGTTCGGCCCGCAGCAGCGTTATCAGATGCTGTCGGACATCGCGAAGCTCAAGAGCTTCACCCGCTGGCCCGCGTACCTCGATCCCAACGCACCGCCTCCGCAGCCGCAGCCTGATCCGATCAAGATGCAGGAAGCACAGGCTAAGCAGATCACCGCACAGGCCACCGTCATGACCGCGCAGAGTGCGCAGGCCAAGGAACAGCGGCTGGTTATGGAAGGTCAGCAGAAGAATGATCTGAAGCGTCACGACCTGACGATGAAGATTCTCGACCATGACCGGACCAACAACCGGCAGGACGCTGACACGGCGCATCGCATCATCCACGACGAAGCAGAACTTGAGCTTCAGAAGGCACAAGTGGCCCTTCAGCACCACAACGCTGAGGAAGACCGCACGGTCGCCATCCAAGCGCAGAACAACAAGCAGGCTAACAAAGGCCACTGATGGACCTGATCCCTTATATTCAACGTATGATCCAGCAGGGGGGCACCGCTTTGGTGCCCTCGGGCCGTGGGCTCCAACGCACCTATGGGGAGTTCTCAGAGCTACCTTATGGGATTGGGGGCCCATCCCAGCGGCCCGGGCTCGGGTACATCCACAACGGCGAGGTGCAACCACCGCCCCGTGAGACCTTCGGCAAACCAGCTACCCGTATGGGCCCGCTGATCGAAGGCGAGCTAGCTTCGGCCCCTGCGTCCCTCGCGGCCCGCGCAGGTACTGCGTTGGCGGCTAGCCGGGGCAGTATGGCGGCTATGGCCAACCCGCTGCTCGCAGCCATCATGGGCTCACTCCAGCCCGACCTGCTGAAGAACCACAACGGCTACTTCAACAGCCCCAACGTGCAGGTAGCCTCGCGCTTCGGCGCTATGGCTCCTCCCAGCGCGCAGCCTACGCCCGCTCAGGGCCCGGCTATACCTGGCGGGCAGGTGACGGGCTCGCCGCTTCCAGACGTCCCGCAGGCGCCCACGTTCGCGGAGCGCTTCGGAAACATGGACCCCGCAGCGCTAGCTAAGGGCGACCGGCTACCTATGTCGCCCAACCAGTACGTGGCTCAGAACTTCCCGCAGACTATGGCGCAAGCCCCGGCCTACGCACCGCCCGACCCCAACAGGGGAAACATGACGGTGCCGGTGCCCCAGCCAAGGCCCGCAGCTGCTCCACAGGCGCCCGCTCCCCAACCGGAAATGGGCTTCTTCCAGCGCAACGCGGCGATGATGCGCGACCCGGTGACCGGGATGTTCATTGATCCCTCGGGCGCAGCTAGGGCGCAACAGCAAGACCAAGGCGGCCTGATCCAGCGGATGCTTGGCTACCTCGGAAACAAGGCTAACACTTGAACGACGATACCGTAATGGCCCTCGGGGAGTTCTGCAAAGGACTCCTCGGGGACGAGCGCTTCACTGCGCTGATCCAGCTATTCGGCCAGCAGATGGCTGCCGACATGCTCAACACACTGCCCCACGAAGCCAAGAAACGTGAGGGCATCCACGCTGCCTACTCGGGCTTTACCGAGTTCACGAGCCTCATGAGCAAATTCGCTGAGGCCGCAGAGACCCTAGCTAAACAGCAGGCTCTCGCAAACCAACCCCCTGACTGACAGAGCTAACTATCCTTATGGACGTTACTGAAGATTTTGAAGACAACGGCACTAATGCCTTTCTGAAGCTTTTGGACGCTGAAAAGCCATCCGACGAAGAGCGCAAAGAGGGCGAGACCGAAACTGCGAAGGCAGTGGAGGACACGGAAGCTGAAACCGCAGCTAACGAGAACGACGGTGAAACTGAGGACGCGGAAACGTCATCCGAAGACACTGAAGAGACCGAAGGCGAAACTGAAGAGACCAAGGCGACTGAGAAGAAGTACGCCGACGATGAGGGAACATACGTCAAGGTCAAAGTAGGTGAGGAAGAACACGAGGTCGCCGTAAAAGACCTCAAGCGTCTGTTTGGCCAAGAAGCCAGCCTGACGAAGAAATCCCAAGAAGTCGCTGAGCGCACCAAAGTCGCTGAGCAGGCGCAGGCGAAGAGCCTCGCTGCACTCGACGTCATGGTGAAGCGTGCGCAGGAAGCAGCTAACCCCTACCGGAACGTGAATTGGGCAGCCTTGATGAAGGACCCCACCGTTTCCGCTGAGGACGTTGGCGCCCTGCAAGAAGCCGCGCGGGCTGCGTTTGAGAACGAGACGTTCCTTACGAGCCAGCTGGACGGCTTCATGCAAGAGGTGCAGTCGCAGCAGCAGGCCACACAGGCCGAAGCAGCTAAGGCGTGCATCAAAGCGCTCACTGACGAAGCGTCGCCCACCTACATCAAGGGTTGGGATCAGAAGCTCTACAACGACATGCGAACCTTCGCTGTGTCTATGGGAGCTAAGCAGCAGATGGTGGACAGCCTCGCTGACCCCTCCGCGTTCAAACTGATCCACATGGCTATGCAGTTCCACAAGGGACAGCAGAAGACCGTGACCCAGAAGGTCAACAAGGCTCCAAAGAAGATTGTGAAGTCCTCGACCGTCTCGGCACCTCCTAGCCAAGATACCAACCGCGCTGTCGGCCGCAAGCAGGCCGTAGCTAACTTGAAGAAGGCCGGGGGCTCCATGAATGCAGCCCAAGACGCCTTCATGTCGCTGCTCGGCAGTGACAAGTAATCTCGCACTTTTACCCACTTAGTTTCAGAAAAGACTTTCTACCACTATGGCTACTTTCCAGACCTATACCGAAGTCGGCGTTCAGGAAGACATCTCCGACATCATCACCAACATCAGCCCGCGCAAGACCCCGTTCCTGTCGAGCATCGGCAACGAGAAAATCCATCAGCCGCTGTTCCAGTGGCAGGAAGACTCTCTGCGCTCCGTGCAGGGCACGTCGGCTGCGGCTAACGAAGGCGCGGACCCGTCCGACATTACCGTTGTGCCGACCGTCATGCGCAGCAACCAGAGCCAAATCTTCGTTGAGGCGGTCAAGGTTGCAGGCACCGTGCAGGCCACGATGGCCTATGGCCGCGCCAAGGAGCTTGCTTACCAGCTGAGCAAGTCTTCGGCGGCGCTCAAGCGCGACCTTGAGAACGCCTACGTCGGCACCGCGCAGACCGGCAACGTCGGTTCGGCTTCGTCCTCGACCGCCCGCCTTATGGTCGGCGCGCAGGCGCAGATTTCTGCGGGCAGCACCGTCAGCCTCGGTGCCTCCACGGCCCTGAGTGAGTCCGCGCTGCTCTCGCAGCTGGGCGTTGCGTTCAATGCCGGTGCGGACCCGGAGCGCATTATGGTCACTCCGTCGAACTCGATTGTGGTTGCCGCGTTCGCGTCGGCTGCCGGTCGTTACCGCACGTTCACTGACTCCAAGTCGAACAACATCGTCAACACGGTGAACCTGTACGTCTCGCCGTTCGGTGAGCAGAAGGTTGAAATCAACCGCTTCATTAAGGCGAAGAACACGCTGATTTACGAACCGTCGATGTGGTCGCAGGCCACGCTTCGTCCGTGGACCCGCGAGACGCTGGCTAAGACCGGCGACGCCGAGAAGCAGATGATCATCGGCGAATTTAGCTTGAAGCATAAGAACTTCAACGCTGGTGCGCTGATCCTCGACAACACCTAATCTCAATAACCCAAACTATGGCTCTATTTATCAGGCTGTAGTTTGGGTTTCCTACTTTCCTTCTCATGAGGATACGAGGGGTGTCCCGCGACGGCGGGCCCCCTCACTTTTTTTATGTCTCAAGAAACATTTTTCGAAGAGCCTCAGCTAATCAATTCTCTGGTTAGCTTCGAGCAGGACGCAGACGGCAAGAACCTCTACGTCAGCAAGACCCAAGAAATCCCAGATAGCTTTCTAGCTGACTTAGCCGACAAGCGGTTAGCCAGCACCAACACGCGAGCCAACGACTTCTACCAAGTCGCCTCGATCCCAATTGCTGTCGTGGATGACCTCCTTACCAACTACGGCTTCGACGTCATGACCGCGCCTGTCCGCGAAACCATGCGGATGCTGAAGAAGCTTGAGTTGGACCGTTTCCTCGCGACGCAAAAGCGCATTTGATCTAGGACGCAAGCACAGTGAACCTCAGCCAGCTAACGGCGCAATTCCTCTCGTTAATGAACCGCAGCGACCTGAATGCAAATCCAGCGCTTGCGACCACCTTTATCTCCCAATCCATCATGAGGTTGCAGCGCGAACTGCGCGTTCCCTTCATGGAGACGGTTACCCGCTACACGATCCCCAACACCTTCGACCCCGGGGTGGGACTTGTGATCCCTGCGGACCATCTTGAGCTAATCGACCTCAACGTTGATACCGATAACGACGGCATCCCAGACTACCCGCTACAGCGTGTGCAGCTGAAGGAAGCCATGTCGCGCTCCCAGCTAACCGGGGCAATCCCGCAGGTATTCGCTCGGCGCGGTGGTTATTGGGTCCTCGGACCCCAGCCCGCAGTGGGCTCGATAATCGAGATGGTCTACTACGCCGCCTTTACCCCCCTCGTGGCGCCGACAGACACAAACGCACTCACAACGGCAGCTTGGGATGTTGTGGTGTACGGGGCGCTCGCCGCTGCGGCAGACTACTACAACGACGACCGCAGCCAAATGTTCGAGGCCCGCTACAGCCAAATCACCCAGAACCTGCAAGCTATGGCCGACGCTGACGAGTTGACCGCAGACGCCGCCGTGCGCCCTGCGCTCCTCTACAGCAACGACTGGTCTCAATCTGACGGAATGGTCTGGTAATGAATATTTCATCCCTAGTGGCAGCTAACGCTGACCGCTGGACTAAGGTGCGCGTGACGGGCACAGGATTTGTGCAGGTAGCTAAGCGCCTCGTCGCACAGAAGAGCCGGTATGTCGCCGTCGAGAAGACCACGGGTGTTCCTTGGTTCATCGTCGCTGTCATCCACGAGCGCGAGGCGTCCCAACGCTTCGACACGCAGCTGGGCCAAGGCGACCCTCTCAACCGAGTGAGCACCCACGTCCCCAAGGGGCGCGGGCCGTTCTCCTCTTGGGAACAGGGTGCCTATGACGCCCTCGTGCGCTGTGCTCCCTACGCGAGCCGCTGGCAGGATTGGAGCCCCGGTGGCGCACTGACGCTGCTGGAGCAATACAACGGCCTCGGCTATGCCGGTAAGGGCCGCCCGTCGCCCTACGTGTGGGCCGGGACCAACCAGTACGTCTCAGGCAAGTACGTTGCCGATGGCGTCTATGACGCAACGGCGGTGGACAAGCAGCTGGGCTGCGCCGGTCTCATCATCGCCATGCAGGCAATGGACCCCACAATCCAGTTCGGGCCCCACGCTTACCCCGCGACCCACGATGCCACTGAGCATCCTGCGGCGCCCGCAAAGGCCCCTGCGGCCCCTGTGGTGACTCCAGCGCCCGCCCCTGTACCGACGAAGCCCTCGCTGGCCAACACCATCAGCATCGTCCTCAACGCCATTCGTGGCCTGTTCAAGAAATAACAATGCACCTTCATGTTCTCTGGGACGCACTGAAAAGCTCCAAGCTGTTTCAGGCTGGCGCCCTGCTTATTGTATTCAGCGGACTTGCTGAAGCGTGCGACCAAATCGGGGCCGTTGATTTGTCAGCGGTCCCCTACATCGGAAAGTACGCCCCGGCCATCGTGGCTAGCGTCGGCTTAGCTAAGGTGGGCTTCCGCGTCCTCGCGGTCCTGCTGTCGGCCTATCAGGCCCGGAAGGACCCTGCGGAATGAGTTGGCTATTCAGTCTCCTCACAAGCCTCCCCGGCTTCCTCAATGGTCTCCTCGCATACCTCAACAAGCGGCAGGACACAGCAGCTGCGCGCAGCGCTGACGCCAAGGACGTAGCTAACACGGTCGTCCAGGCGGAAGTGTCTCGCGTCCAAGCGGCGGCCTCAGTGCTTCAAGTAGCTATGGGCCATCCGGTCTTCTGGATTGCTTGGGCTCTCGGGGTGATGCCTGTGATGCTCTACTACGGTGCCATCTTCTGGTCCTCGACCTTCCCGGCCCTCGGCTGGACTGTGCTCAAGGCTCCCGCTGATGCCCTCGACTTCGCGCACCAAATTACAAGCTGGATGTTCGGCATAGCTGGTGCTTCCTCCCTCGTAGCTGGTGTCTCGGCGGCATGGGCAAAGAGAGTCTAATGGACCACGCAACCAACGCCACGGCAGGCGTCGGCCTCGCTCAGTATTTCCTAGCGCTGCCGCTCATTAATCCGTTCCTCCAGACGCTCTTCCTCTTCGTGTCGGTCATCTGGGTTGGGACGCAAATCTATTTCAAATGGTTTCGGAAAGACTCTAAGTGAGCAAGAACCTCAATTCAAACTTCGCTACCTCGCAGGCGACTATTGGCACCACTCCGACGCTTATCCTCGCCCAGCGTTCTGGCCGCGACACAGGCGTCATTGAGAACACTGGTACCACGCCGGTATACCTCGGCAATGCGAGCGTGACCGTGAACAACGGCCTTCTGCTCCCGGGCGTCCTCGGTGCAAGCGTAGCCCTTGAGACCACGGATGCCGTGTATGGCATTGTCGCCTCGGGTACTCAGGTGGTTAGCGCCGTCGAGAACTTCTAATGGCGCCGACGAACATTTATGTTCCGGGTGTCCCGTCGATTGGGAAGAACAGGCGTAGGGTCCTTGGGGGAAGCGGTACGCCCGTTGTCCCCGGCAGCACGCAAATTGTCGCGTTCAATACCGTCACGGCGATGGCATCTTCCACGGCATCTACCGACGCCGCGCGCTGCCGCATGATGCGGACCTACCACAAGACCGGCAACAAGCCGCTCTCTGAATTGCAGCTTGCTACCAGCGCATACTATGTCGATATTTCAGGCGGCACAGGCACAACGGCGGGCCTAGAAGTCACGACCGATAGCTACACTGTAGAAGCCTCGATTGAAATTCCTTCAGCCCCGACACCGGGTCCGATCCGTGTGACCTTCTCTGCGTCTAACACAGGCACCGTTCCGGCTGCTTCAGGTCTATTTCTGAGCGACGCGGTTCCGGCTTCATCGTTCGGGCTGGCCAACATTCCGGCAGGAACAGAGCTTTACGTAAAGCTTCATATGGTCATCGCCCTAAATGGCGTGTGGTCGATCAACAGTGACGTTCCGCTCGTCAGCACGAATGCCGAGAACGGCTATCTGGCTCCGAGCGCTTCGACCTCGCAGGTGATGAACGCAGGGCTGCTAACGCTTCCGGCCAGTGGCGCTTCGTCCACGGTTCGTCCTCCGCTCATCGGCATCCTTGGCAAAGCCTACGGCTCGATGCCAGCGATGATCGTTGGTCAAACCAGCATCGCGAACTGGCAGAATGACAATCAGGGTGTTGGTAATACCTCGGGCGGTTTCGTTGCTCGCGCTGCGTATTCGCTGAACGGCTACCCGTTGCCGTGGGCCAAGCTCACCACGGGCGGCTCTACGTATGCGGCTCTTGTCGCCAGCGGCGCGAAGCGGGCGCTGATGTACCCCTATGCCAACATCTTCATGATGGACGGCCCGACCAACGACGTGTTCTTCAGCCGCACGCTGTTGCAAATCGAAGGCGACATGCAGACGGTATGGGGGCGCATCAAAGCCGCTGTGCCAACCGCCAAGATAGTCACCTCCAACATCATCCCGCGCACGACTTCAACGGATAGCTGGGCGACGGAGGCTAACCAGACGCCGCGAACCGGCTTTGAACTCAACGGCATTGCGGACCAGTTCAACACTTGGATCGCGACGCAGGCGGGCACGGCCACATTTGCCAACGTTGACGTTCGGTCTCAGGTCAAGGGTACTGATCCCAACAAGTGGATAGCCCCCGGAGAGACTACAGACGGCACGCATCCCGGCTCTCCGGCGTTGGTTGCTATGGCCAGCGTTACCCGTACCGCGCTCGCGTCTGCCGCTGGAATCTCTCTCAACGCGCAGTCTGCGGTTGCAGTAAGCACCACTGGCTCAGCGGTCAATAACACCGCGCAAACTGCCTACACCTTCTCGCTTGCTAATGCGGTCGCGGGTGATGTCGTTGTGGGTATTGAAGGCCGCGTCACTGGAACCACAGCCACGCTCAACAGCGTCACGATTGGTGGGGTTACTGCTTACAAGATCAACGAGGCCAGAAACACAACAGGCTCCAACCTTCTGACGCTTTCCCTGTGGAAAGCCAAAATTCCGGCTGGGGGAACTGTATCCGTCGTGGTGACATTCAGCGGCGCAATGATCCGCGCTGGCTGCGTCATGTTCTCCGTAGCTAATTCTGACGGAGCCGTTCCGGCCAATGCTGCCGTCAGTAGCGGAAACAGCGCTACTGGTGCGGTGTCTGCCTCTGCGCTGACTGTGCCGTCAAATGGTGCGGCTGTCGTCTTCGCGGGCCTGCTCAGTGTCAACACAGGCACAGCGGCAGTTGCACCGACGAACTACACGACCGACCTTGCCCCTGTTTCGATCAGTTCGTCTACGGCGTGTTTCATGACCGGAGGCCACGACACAACGGCGGGGTCGCGCGCCTATACAGCCACCTTCACGGGCGACACGCCCACGGCTGCGAGCATTGCCGCCGCAGCGTGGGGAATGCCGTAGGTCACCACTGCCGGTTAGCGCAGTCGTCTTCTGTTTCTGGCTTGTCTTTGAACAGGATGAAGAAAAGCTTTCGGCATAGATGTCTTACAATTCGCACCGGGGCACCTCAAAAAGCGCCTTCTACTACCCTAAGTATTTCGAAAAGGAAACCCTCTAATTGCCTCTCGACCTTTCCAAACTTACTGACGCGGTTACTCAGGTAGCCGTCCTCGCCTCCTCGGTTGCCTCCGTGGCCGCTGAGCGTGACGTTGCCAAAGCAGCTGCCTCTGCGGCCCAAGCAGACCTCGTGACCGCACAGGCTGACGTTGACGCGCTCACCGCCAAGCTCCTCTCGGCCGCGCAGACCCCTGCGGAAGCCGTGGGTATCGCTGCGGTCTCTGCGGCCCTCGCTGTAGCGCCTGCGGTGGCCTCGGGCCCCGTTGACCCCGTCTCTCCTACCCAGCCCGCAGTCGCAACTGTCCCGGTTGCTCCGGTGGCTGTGGGACTAGCTGACACTATGGCCCAAGTTGCCGCCAAGATGGCTGCTTCGGCTAGCTAAAAATATCCCCCTAGGAATCCTTAATTGGACCCTAGGGGGATTTTTGTCGTCAATGCAATTTGCTCGCTGGTGTTTCGCTAGCTAGCCGGAAGATGCACCCATGCACGTAGCTGACCGTCGCTGCGACTTCGTCGTGCGTGGTCTCCGGGTGCTCCTCCATGTACGTCTCGATAACCTCGGCTAGCTCTACGACTAAGTC